TCAACATATCATAATGTCCATAATGTAGGTATCAATTATATCCAGAACGTACTTGATAACAATACCGAAGAACGTGGAAAGGCTTTGATATATGCAAATCCTTTTGCTATAACTGGTGGAGAGTTTTACTCGTCTTTTGATCGTTTAAAGCATGTTGAGCCTTTAAAATACGATCCTGCAATACCTTTGCACTTGTCCTTTGATCAGAATACAGTACCTTATAATTCATGTTCAGTATGGCAGTTAAAGAGCGTTGATAACATCTGGCAGATAGTTTGTGTGGATGAGATAGCCCTTCAGAACCCACGTAACTCGACAGAAGAGGTATGTGATGAGTTCTCTTGTCGTTATCCTGGTCATAAGTCAGGTATTTACTATTACGGAGATGCTTCAGGGAAAGCACGATCAACAATGAATAAGGACTTTAAACATCATTATGAGATAATAGAATACAAGCTAAGAAAGTACCTGGTTAATAATTCTGATCGTACTACTTCACGGAATCCGTCAGTAGTTAAGCGAAGAGACTTTGTAAATCTTATCTTTGAAGGGAAACTTCCGATACAAATAACTATTAATGAATCCTGTAAACATCTTATTGCTGATTTGATGTATTTAAAGCAGGCTATTGACGGAACGAAGGATAAAAGCATAGTAACCGACAGGGAGACAGGAGAGAAATATCAGAAGTATGGTCACTTGTCAGACGGAATGGATTATCTATTAACTGAATTATTTAACGCATATTACAATGGATAAAGAAAAAGGATTAGAAGTCTTAACAGACATAGTTAAGAATAATAAAACGCATCAGGATTACAAAAGGGTGACTGATTTGGCGGATACTTATTTTAAGATGGTAACGGGTGCAGGCATTGATACTCTGTTGAAACAAATCATAACCAGAGAAACAGAGGAGGAGTTTACACAGCGAAAGAACATAACTAAGTCAGTCGTGCCTGCAATACTTAATTCAACTAAGTTGCCTTTTCAGAAAGCAACACGTAAACAGCCGTTAGTTAGGTTGATAGATTATGAGACTGATTCAGAAACTAAAGTTGCGGAGCTTGAAGAGTATATCTCTATTTATTGGGGCGACAAGTCACTTGAAAAGTTTATGGAGTTTGCTTATACTGATTACAATTACATTGATCCTAATGCTTTTCTTATAACTGAGTTTGAGAACTTTGATTCAAAGACTGAGAAAGCAGAACCTTATCCGTTTATTGCAACGGCACATGAAGCTATAATGTTTGAATATCAGAATGAGCTATTGAAATATCTTGTTGTTAAACTTCCGATTGTTTACATGGATAAAGGCACTCCGCAACCGGGAGTTAAATACACTATGTATCTCGGATGGGATACTATTGAGCTGATCCAGGTGGCAGAGGAAAGTAAATACGATATTGAAGTCATTGAGGTTGAAAAGAAATTTTATTCGATTCTTTATTATGAGCCAAAGAACGAGAAGGTTCCTGCTACGAGATTTGGTTACATAAGGGATAATGAAACTAAAGGACGTACATTTGTATCTACGTTTCATAGTGTGATGTCTTACCTTGAAAAAACTCTGAAGATTGATTCTGAGCTTGATCTCTCGACTGCTATGGTGGCATTTCCTCAAAGGTTTGCTTATGTCAGTCCATGTAAGAATCCTAAATGCCGTGACGGACAGCTCTTGGACGGATCTGGTCTTTGTACTGTTTGCAACGGAACTGGCCAACAGCCTTTTCACCGTGGCACAATGGATGTTATCACACTTACTCTCCCGAAAGACCCTAATGATATAATTGACCTTGAGCAGATGCTCGTTTACAAATCTCCTCCGATTGATCTTTTGACGTTTCAACAGACTTATATTGAATATCTTAAAAAGTCCGTTCATGCTATGATGTTTAATGCTGATCTGTTTACACGTAACGAGGTGGCAGTAACGGCAACAGAGAAGATATTAGAAGTTGATAATATGAACGACACTCTCTACCCTTTTGCACGGAATTATTCCTCTATCTGGGAGTTCGTTGTTAAGGATATAGCCACGTTTACCGATCTTGAAGAAGGATTAATAGTTCAGCATAAATACCCGAATGATTTTAAGATGAAGTCGCTTAATGAACTGATGACTGATCTTAAAACAGCTAAAGACGCACAGGCATCGACTTCTACTATATCGGCTATTGAGGATGACATAAACGAGATACTTTACTCGGACCGTCCTGATGAGCTGAAAGAGATAAGAATTAAAAACGAGATAAATCCGTTTCGTGGTTATAATGACTCTGATATCCGGTTTATAATTGCCAATAACAATGTACCATTAGAGGTAAGAACGCTATGGGAGAACTTTGAGTCTATATTCCAGGATCTGGAAGCTGAGAATCGTAATCCGTGGTTATTCGATATGGCCTACGATAAGATACTTGCTCTTGTTAAAGCAAAAACAGGGGAATACATGGTAAAGATAAAAGCACAAACACCAGAGATAATTACTCCAACATATAACGAATGAAATTCTCAGTTATCATAGCATCGTTTCTCGGACCTTATCGTACGGCGGCGAAGGATCGTGACCGTAAGATAATAAGAGCTGTTAATTCAGTATTAAAACAATCTTATCAGGAATTTGAGGTTATTGTCGTGGCTGATGGTTGCGATAAGACAGTAGAGATAATGAAACAAGTAGATGATCCGAGAGTAAAGACATTTAAGATACCAAAGAGCAAACATTTCTCAGGCGAACCACGTATGAAAGGCATTGATGAAGCCGAAGGTGATTGGATCATTTACCTGGACATAGATGATATTTATGGGGAGAATCACTTAAAGAACATTGCTGATCAGGTTAGTTCACGTGACTGGGTATGGTTTGACGACATACGACTTAATCCAAAGAATAATGAGTGGTATGAGAATCCATGCGATATAAACGTAATATCAAGACATGGAACATCGAATGTATGTCATAAGAAAGTGCTTCCATTTCAGGCAAAGTGGGATTATACAGGATATGCTCATGATTACTATTTTATTCTTCAGTTAAAAAGGAATACTAATTATTCAAAGATTCAGGGCGGGGAGTATTATGTTTGTCACGTACCAGGTCAATACGATGTTTAAGAAAGTCAAATATCTGCCTCGTGGAGTTATAGCCATTACTTTATGGCCTTATGTGTTCTATAAAGGACATATAAACGGTAATATAGTACAACATGAAAAGGTACATTTAAGACAACAACGGGAGCTTTTAGTAATAGGTTTTTATATTCTTTATGGTCTGGAGTGGTTTATTAAGTTGTTTTTCTTTGGTAAATATGCTTATTGGCATATATCTTTTGAAACAGAGGCTTATGCATGGAAGAAAGGTACGAAGCCTTATGGATGGGTTAAATACTTATTTCAATGATAGCAGCAGTAACGATTACTTATAACAGACTTGAGATGACTCGCAGAACAGTAGAATCGTTCTATGAAAAAACAGTTGTAGATCATCATTTGTTTATTGATAACGGTTCTACGGATGGCACAGTTGATTATCTTCAGGGTTATGATCATATCCTACTAGAAAAGAATTACGGTATCGCTTATGCTTTCCGTGAGGCCGTACAACGATTAAAAGGCTATGATTATATTCTTAAACTGGATAACGATGTTGAAACAGTCACAGAGGATATAATTGATAAGATGATACGGTTTTATAATCTCAATGGTAAGAATTACTGTGTTTCACCTGTGGATCTCAATTTAGATAAAGCATTTGCTCCTGTGGTTCTGACACGTGCAACGATAAAAGGATATAATGTTAATTTCACTACTCACACCGGCGGAGCTTTTCAGATGATACCTTATTCTATTTGTGAAAGACTTGTGAAGGAGTTCCGGCATTTAAAAGCTGGTGATTACATGATAGGAAAATATTATCGTAGGCATGCTTATCGCCCTGTTTATTTGATGGATTTAGAGATGCGACATATAGGCATTAACGCTTCAACACCTTCGAAGGAATATGTTTTATGATCTTATAATAGTAAGTCAGAGCCTCAAAGAACTTATTCCTATCACTCAGCAGTGTATTGATTCTGCACGTGCTGACACGAAGGATATTAACGTGATTGTAGTTGAGACTGGTACTCCTTATGATTATCCTGGAATGGATCAACAACTAATTTATGAAGGACCTTTTAATTATAATCGAGCCTTGAATCTTGGGTTATCGCATGTTAAAGGCGATGTTCATATACTTGCGAATAATGATATTATCTTTCACTCCGGTTGGAGTAAGATAGGTGATTTAATGAAGGAACACGATTTCCATTCAGCCTCCGCCAAGGCTTGGCATCTTACAATGTTTGACGATGGATGTATTTACGAGGGTTACAACGTGGGTTATGTTCTTACGGGATGGTGTCTGTTTGTTGATAGGTATTGTATTTCTCAGATAGGACGATTAGATGAAGCGGTTTCATTTTGGTATTCGGATAATCTTTATGCTCATCAGATCGAGGAGAAAAGCATTAAGCATGCAATGTTCACTAATATAAGAGTTGATCA